TCATGGGGTGCCTGTGGTGGTGGATGGTAAGGGGCCTGGTGCGTCGAAGGTGAAGGAGTTGGAGGCGGCTGGGCTTGATGTGCGGGTTGTTAGCACGGATGAGTTGACGGCTGCGTGTGCGGGGTTGTTCGACGCTGTGTCGGATGAGTTGTTGGGGCATGACTCGTATCCGGAGTTGCAGGCGGCGTTGAAGGTTGCTGTGCAGCGTCCTGTTGGTGACCGTTGGGCGTGGGGCCGTCGTCAGGCGGGGTCGGATATCAGTGTGTTGGAGGCTGTGACGTTGGCTGCGTGGCTTGCTCGTCAGCCTGGTGAGCCTGCGGTGGAGCCGTGGGCGTTTTTTGAGTAGATGACTTTGGAGGATGGCTGATGCCTGACGCCTACTACCTCATGGCAACGTCGGACATCCTGAACGGGCCGTCCTACGAGCCTGGCAAGCTGCCGCCGACCCGGTGGGTTGCCGTTGAGGGTGCGGACCTGCGGACGTGGAACGATTTGAAGGTTGATGTCACGTCGGGGACGACGGGGAATCTGAACCCGCCTGACCTTGAGACGTTCCGTGACGGGCTGGTCGCTAAGGCGTTCGCGAAGAACGCCGTCGAGCAGGTCTATTTTGATGTGCAGCTCCCGCACACGTGGACGTCGGGCACGGGTATTAGGCCGCATGTTCACTGGTCTCCTGGTTCGTCGTCGGACACGGGTGACGTGGTGTGGGGGCTCGAGTACACGTGGGCGAACGCCGTGAACCCGCCTGGGAACGTGTTTCCGGCGTCGACAACGCTGTCGGTGACGGACACCGCTGCGGGTGCGTATGGGCATCAGATCGCGCAGTGGTCCGAGATCGACGGGACAGGTTTCCGGTTGTCGTCGGTTTTGATGTGCCGACTGTTCCGTAACGGCACGGACGCCGCGGACACGTTCGACGCTGACGCCTTTGCTCTGTCGGTGGACTTCCACATTTTGAACCGCCCGTTCGGGTCCGACGACGAGTACCCGACTGGCGAATGACCGCTTGTCCTGAGACGTGCGACGAGTTCTGTCCCGACTGTGACTTCGCCGCGCGTCTGCTTGCCGCTGCCGGTCCTGACTGTTGCGGCAACCCTGACTGTCCCTGCATGAACGGAGAAAGCTCTTGACGCGTCGTCACCTGTTTTCCGTGCTGCTCTTGGCTGGCGGTGCGGCCAGCCTGACAGCCGGTGTGTGGCTTGCGTTCGGTGTCGCGTGGGCGTTGATGGCCGCAGGGGTTCTACTAATTGGTGGGGAGTGGCTAGTGCCGTGAGCATTCTGAAGCAGGCCGTTGCCCGCCGATCCCTGTCCATTTCCACAGTGGACGACTTCGCCAAAGCGGTCGCCGATTCGTTCTACTACGCGGGGAACACCTACCCGGTGGGTGGTCACAATCCGCTGCAACCGCAGATTGAGCAGACCCTTGGGGACGCGAAGGCTGAACCGATCCCTGAGAACTTTCTTGGGCTGGTGCATGGCATGTTCCAGTCCAACGGGATCGTGTTCGCCTGCATGCTTGCCAGGCAGCTCGCTTTTTCGAGCGTGCGGTTTTCGTGGCAAACGTTGTCGTCGGGGAAGCCTTCAGAGTTGTTTTCGACGCCTGCTCTTGACGTGTTGCATCAGCCGTGGCAAGGCGGCACCACGCAGGACTTGCTTGCCAGAGCGATTCAAGATGCTGATCTGGCGGGTAACGCGTTCTGGACTCGTATCGATGGCGAGCTTGTGAGGTTGCGCCCGGATTGGGTGACGGTTGTGTCGTTGCCGCGGATGCGGCGCGGCATGGACGGCAGGATGGGTCCAATTGGTGATTGGCAGCCGGTGGGCTACATCTATGTTGAGGATGGGTGGACGTCCGGTCGTGCGCCGGTGTGGATTGAGGCCGACGAGGTTGCTCATTTCATGCCGATTCCTGATCCGTTGGCGGATTCGCAGCGGGGCATGTCGTGGTTGACGCCGATCATCCGCGAGGTTCAGGCCGACGATCTTATGACGCGGCATCGTCGCAAGTATTTTGAGCATGGCGCGACACCGAACATGGTGATAAAGCATCAGATCGGTGCGAATCAGGATTCGATTCGTAGGTTCGCTGCGGAGATGGCGTCGGAGTATGCGGGCGCGGAGAACGCGTATAAGACGTTGCATCTGTATCCGGGCGCGGATGCGACGGTGGTGGGGAACGATCTGGCGCAGATTCAGTTTGAGGCTGTGCAGGCCGCTGGTGAGTTGCGGATCGCTAACGCGGCGCGGGTGCCGGCGACGGTGGTCGGGTTGATGAAGGGCGTGGAAACGTCGTCGTACAACAACTGGCGGTGGGCGCGCAGGTCGTTCAGTGATGGGACGTTGCATCCGTTGTGGCAGAACGTGGCGGGGTCGTTCGCTCCGTTGTTGGAGCAGGACCGGCTCAGGTTGCGGGCACCTGCGGGGGTGCGCCTGTGGTATGACGCCCGTGACGTGCCGCTGCTGCATGAAGATGCCAAAGAGCAGGCTGAGATTTCTGAGGTTCAGGCGCGCACGATCCGCACGTATGTAGATGGCGGGTACACGCCTGAGTCGGCTCAGCGCGCGGTTATGGCAAACGATTTGAGTTTGCTGGTGCATTCCGGGTTGATGTCTGTGCAGTTGCAGCCGCCCGGCTCTGGGACGAATAGCAGCGATGGTGAAGGGATGACCGATGGACAGGCATGACCTGTGCCGCAGCGTGCCGTTTGAGGCGGTGCGCGCCGACGACGGCACACACGGAGACGGCCTAACCCTAGAAGGCTACGGCGCCGTGTTCGGTGAACCCACCGTCATCAACTCGTGGGAAGGGCACTTCACAGAGAAGATTCAGCGCGGCGCGTTCCGTAAGAGCTTGGAAGAGCGCACTCCCCGTGTCCAGTTCGACCACGGCATGCACCCACTCATCGGGTCCATCCCCATCGGGTCGATCAACGACATTCGTGAAGACTCCCGCGGCCTGTTCATCAACGCCAGGCTCACCGACAACTGGCTGATCCAGCCTGTGCGGGACGCCATCGCCAACGGGTCCGTGGACGGCATGTCGTTCCGGTTCACCGTGATCCGCGACGAATGGCACGACGCCGATGGCAACAAGGTTCCTCTGGACGAGGTTTACCGCAGACTGGACGACGGCGACCTTGTGCGAACCTTGAAGGAGGTTCGGGTGTCGGAAGTCGGTCCCGTTGTGTGGCCCGCCTACGAAGCAACGACCGTCGCAGTCCGCTCGGCTGGCACTGTGACTATTGATCTGTCGCGTCTTCGCACCGACGAAGAGCAGCGACGTAACCTAGACCACCTCACCGCACTCGGACGGCAAATCTTGCTGAGTTCCGGTGAGGACGCGGACCCGTCTGCGCCGCCCGACACTGGGCACCCCGACGAGAACCGCACCGACGCGCCGCCCGACTCTGCTGGGCACCCGTCGCTATCCGATGAAGATGCCGAGCACCCGGAAACAAGCTCCCACAAGGGCCGCGCTGTGTGGCCTGAGTACCGGGACAAGCTCGCCCGTATCCGTAAGGAGAAGTGATGGAGCTTACGTACAGCCAGGCGGTCAACCGTCTGGAAGAGATTGGCGCCGAAATGGAGCGCCTGGCCGAGAAGGCCGAACTGACCTCTGAGGACGAGTCGTACCTTGACGAGCTTCGCACGGAGTTCGACAAGGTGGATCAGCACCGTGCCGCGCTGAAGGTGAAGGCCGAGAAGGCGCGTCAGGAGTCGATCCTTGAGGCTCTGCGTGACGGTCGCGCCAAGGGTGCGTCGGGCGCCAACGTTGGCCCCGCCGCGTCAAAGCGCAGCGACTTCGACCGTGACGCGATCCTCGAGCCGGACAGTGTTGATGACCACCGGTTCCGTAACCCGTGGGACCTGTCGGAGATGCGGACGTTCGGTCGCGACCACGACGAGACCGTGGCCGAGTACCGTGCCCGTGCGCTGGACGCCCTGGCGCGTGACCCGTTCCAGCCGAACCACACTGCCGACGAGCAGCGTGCCATCACCACGGTTCGGAGCCTTCAGCGGGCCATGTCGCTGACGGACTCCGAGGGTGGCTACCTGATCCCGTTCCAGCTCGACCCGTCCGTCATTCTGACCTCGGATGGTTCGTACAACGAGATTCGTCAGATCGCGCGCCGTGTGGTGGCGACTGGTGACACGTGGAACGGTGTGTCGTCAGCGGCTGTGTCGTGGTCGTTCGACATCGAGTCGTCTGAGGTTTCGGACGACGCGACCACGTTCGCCCAGCCGTCGATCACGGTTCGCACCGCCCGCGGGTTTGTGCCGATCAGCATCGAGGCACGCCAGGACGCTGCGAACGTGACCGCCGAGGTTGGCCGTCTGCTGGCTCAGGGTAAGGACGACCTTGAGGCCGCGAAGTTCATCACCGGTTCCGTAACCCGTGGGACCTGTCGGAGATGCGGACGTTCGGTCGCGACCACGACGAGACCGTGGCCGAGTACCGTGCCCGTGCGCTGGACGCC